GTTGTCTCACGTATTCGTCTTTATGCAGCCGCGGTTGACAATCCCGCGGAGTCGCCTGTCCCTGTTCACAACAGCGATGTTGTTGACCAGAGATTAGCTGCTGCAGCAGAGCGCGCGTTGGCGCGATTAGACTCTGCATACGGCGGACAGGCAGGACTATTACGAGATGCAGCCCTAAACCTATCGGTTTCAGGCGAGTGCTATCTTGTTCAGTTCCCCGCGCGTAAGGGACATGGAGTTCCTGAGTCATGGGACATTCGCTCGACAGACGAGCTGCAGGTTGACGCAAAGAACCAATATCTCATCATTCCACGACGTGACGTCGTAACATCAGGTGGCAAGAACGCAGCCGCCGCACTTAAGCTTCCCAACACAAGCTTCGTTGGACGTATCTGGAGAGCACATCCACGTTACTCCGAGGAAGCTGATTCGAGTATGCGCGGTCTTTTAGATCTCTGCGCAGAGCTTCTTCTCCTCAACAGAACGTTCCGTGCAACTGCACGCTCGCGTCTCAACGCTGGTGCCTTGTATTTGCCAGATGGACTTTCTGTTGCCGCAAGCCCAGATCCTGACTATCCTTACGATGACGAAAACAACCTGTCACCGGAGATGACTGCCGAGGAGGCAGCCGACGAGTTTGAGGATCAACTCATCGATGCAATGACAACTCCGATTCGCGACGAGGACTCTGCAAGTGCAGTTGTTCCACTTATCATTCGCGGACCTGCGGAGCTTGGAGATCGCATCAAGCAGTTCAAGTTCGAAAGATCGTTTGATCCATCTCTTGCACAGCGCGCAGATCGCGTGTTAGAGCGTATTCTTCAGGGACTCGACGTTCCAAAGGATATTGTTACTGGTCTAGCAAACGTTAAGTACTCCAATGCCCTACAAATTGACGAGGCGCTATACAAGGCACATATCGAGCCGTTGATGCTTATCATAGTTGACGCGTTGACTGTTATGTATCTTCGTCCTGCGCTCATCTCTGCAGGTTTTCGCGAGGAGGAAGTTCGTCGTCTTTGCATCTGGTATGACCCATCACAGGTTGCAACGCGCAATGACAGAGCTGCCGACGCAGACTCCGGATTTGATCGCATGGCAGTTTCCTTTGATACCTGGAGACGCGCTCACGGTTTTGCAACGTCCGATGCTCCTGACGCAAAGGAGATCGCACTACGTCTTCTTATCGAGAAAGGTGCGGTTTCACCAGAGCTTACGCAAAGCATGATTAACGCCATCGCGCCAGACATCATGGAAAAGGTTCGCGAGGTACAACAGGCCGAGTCAGTCGCGCCCGTTCCTCCCGAGATTGAGCAGATTCTAAATCAAGCTTCAAATCCAACACCAACCGAACAACAACCACAACAATAGAAAGGAGACACAGCAATGGATCACATGAATCCTCAAATGCAGGTAGAAAAGCCTGAGCTCGTTCAAGCTCTAGCTGAAAACCTTTCAAACGCTGTTGTTCTTTATTTTAAGGCACATGGACATCACTGGAACGTGATGGGACCTGACTTTGCAGAGTTTCACGATTTCTTTGGAGAAATCTACGCAGACGTTCTTGCGCAGTTTGATCCAATTGCAGAGAACATGCGTAAGCTTGGCGCTCTAGCTCCATTTACGCTAAATGACTTTATGAACATGAACCAAATGGAGGACTTTGACGTAGAGTCCGATCCAATGCTCATGGTTCAAGATCTTTACCGCGCAAATAACATCATGATTGAATCAGTTAACAACGCGTTTAAGATCGCAAATGAACTTGACGAACAAGGTATTGCAAACTATCTTGCAGAGCGCGATGACATGCACAAGAAGTGGCGTTGGCAGTTACAGTCATTCCTCGCGCCAACATCTTACTCACGCTTGGGAAAAGATAACGCTGCGCAACCTTTAGAAGCAGGAGAAATTCCTGTGGTTGAGCAGCTTATGGACGATCACGACGGCTGCCCTCTCTGCGGTGCAGGAAACTGCGTATGCCCAGGTTGCGAAGGCGGCGTCTGTCTCTGTGACGAAAATTGTCCATGTCCGATGTGCCATCGCATGATGATGGACTCGGATCTCTACGATGACCATGCAGAAGATGAAGACATGCTCGATGTTTTCTTTCAGGAACAAGAGCAGGCACTTCTTTCAGCTGGTGTAGTCGTAGCCGAGGAGCAGGATCTTGCAAACGCGCTTATCGAGATTACTCAAAAGCACGGCAAGTTTAACTCTGATGACTCTGGAGTCTGGGCAGGATACGAATCTGCAGCAGATAATGAAAACAAGGAGATCGGCGTTAAGTGTGCCAACTGCATTTTATACGTAGGCGGCAGTGAGTGCAAGATCATTGACGCACAGGTAGAGCCAGAAGGCTACTGCCGTTTCGCGTTGATTCCTGACGGAGTTGTTACCGCGGCAGCGTCACGTAAGGCGCCAAAGAAGGATCGCATCTATGGATCAAAGAAAAATCCAAAGGGATCCGCTGCCGGTGGAAAGAAGATTGTTTTCTCGCAAAAAACAGAAAACTCACTTCGTAAAAAGGTAGAAGAGCATAACAAGAACGCAAAGCCAGGACGTAAGGCAACATTGCCAATGCTAAAGGCAGTGTATCGCCGCGGAGCTGGTGCGTACTCGTCAAGTCATCGACCAGGTAAGACAAGAGATCAGTGGGCAATGGCACGTGTTAACGCGTTCCTAAAGTTGTTACGCTCTGGATCTCCTGCAAATCCAAATTACAAGCAGGACAATGATCTTCTGCCAAAGGCACATCCAAAATCCTCAAAGGCAGAGGCTTCAATGATGCAGCATGAGCTTATGGAGGTTGCACTCAAGTCTCTCAACGAGTACGGTTCTCCCGAGCATGCAATTTACTCGATGGCTGAGTACTCAGGTCTTGGCTATGAGGTAATTCCAGCACTACGCGGTGCATGGCTACGCGGTGTACGCGACGGAGACGTTCCGTTTAACCGCGCCTATGAACTTGCGACAAAGCTTTATGAATCAAAGGACGCGGACTTACTTCCTAAGAAGCGTAAGGCAGACGGAGAAAAGTAATGTACGACGAGATCATTAGTAAGATGCTAGACAAGAAGTTTGTCTACAAAAAGAACCATAAAGTTTTATCTCTTCGTGAAAAGGTTCTTTCTCTAGTTGCAGAGGCAAACAAGAATGCTCCACTGGAGCGTCGTGTTGTCCCACGATCTGCACTTACAGTAATGTCTCGCTCACAAAAGCAGCTATCAGCTTTGTCTAATGAATCACGTGAGCTTGGAGTTTTACGCGAGGTTGCAAAGTTTATCACAGCACATGTTGATACCTTTAAGGCGCATGAATATGATGTGAACACAGATCTACTTCCAGTAGGTCACCCTAAGGCATTATCAAATCTTTCAGTGTCTGCTAGTTTTGTGCGGGAAAAATATGCTCAATGGTTAGCATCAGATCCTTTAGTAGATGATTCTGTAAAATCTCTCGTTGCATCTGCTTACTCGCTGCAGCCAGGAACCGTCGAGCGTGCACATGCGTTTGCTCGTCTTCGTATTACACGCACAGGATCTACTCCTTCATTTTTTAAGATTGATTCAATACCTGCACTTGTTGCAGCCTTTACATTCTCTGCTGGAAACTCGTCAGCAGCCCGTCGTGCGCGTGTAGCCTTACAGTGGCGTGACCGTAAAGGCCGCTGGGTTGAGATGGGACGTGGCATTGACTTTAACTTTAGACTACCAAACGGTGACATTGCCAATGCAGGTGGATCATATGTTGGCGTCAACGCAGCGCGTGGATACAGCAGTGAAAATGGTAAGCCTGTTGCAAATGCAGGCCTAGTTGAAGTTCGTGGAAATCCGAATATTCCAGATGGAATTTACTCGATTGAAAGCGCAAACGCAAGCCCAGTAAAGGCACGTATTCCTGGAAGGGCGCTTAAGAAAGCAGGAGTAAAGCGCGGACCAGCGACACGTACGCCAACTGCAGAAGAGTCCTTGTCAAAAGACATTCCGAATATTGATGATCTTTTAAAGACACGCGTCGACGCGCCGTCAGGTTGGACAAAACAAAAAGACGGCTCATTCATATCTGACGATGACTATAAGGCAATTCCAAACAAGTCTGGTTTTTCACTACATCGTCTAAATGAGGACGGAGACACAGGTACACGGGTTGCCGAGGTTTCAACGTGGGCTGATGTTCAAAAAGCGTCTGAAGTAGACTCTAATGACTATGAAAAATTTAAGAGGTCAGCTTCAACACAGGCAGATTCTCGCGAAGACGACGAGACAAGTAAAGGTATTGAAGGTGCACGCGCTGCTCAACAAGAGCGTCTTGCAGAAAGTATCTATAGACGGCGCACGGAGGACGGCGAGTCCCTCGAGGAAGTTGCACAAGATTTAGGAATGACACGCGAACAGGTTCGTCGCATTGAGTCTGACTATATGCGCAAAATACGTGAAGGCGGCACTTCAGAGACAGATGGTAAGCATAAGACAGTACAGGAAGTCAAGGAAGGCCTTGACAACATTTTTGAAAATACTCCAAAAGTAGACTATGCAGCATGGGCAAAAAATAGAAACGATTCTTCTAGAGATGAAATTAAGTACCCTATTCTTCCAGAAGGTACTCAAATTCTTACAAATGATGCGTACAACAATATTGTTCGCTACCCGGATGGATCATACGCAGTAAGCGCTCCTGAAGGAGATTTTGACTCAGAAAAAGAAGGCACTCATACGTTTACGCGTCTTGAGGATCTTGATAACTCTCCTAGTTTTATGATCTACGATGCAGCTCGTGATACTGAAGTGTCTGCGACTGGTCCAGAGGTAGTGCTTTGGTCAGTTGGTCCAGATGCAGCAGCTGGTGGAATGGGCAGCACGATAGTTACTGAAGAAGACGCTAGAAAGTTTCCAGTAGAAGAAACTACTCCTAACTATAGAAAAGCTGATATGCAAGCGCAGCTGCTTCGACCTGGCTATCTACTTCCTACGTACTTCCCGACTCCGGGAGGTCAAAGAGCATTACTAGCAAAGCGCGATAGAGATCCAAATTACGAGATGCCTCCTGCAGACGAGGTTACAAAAGTCGCAAACATGAGAGGTAATCCTAGAAAACTTGTTATTACTGTTCGTGAGCTTGAAACTGGAAATGAGCGTAAGTTTGGAATAAATAAAGACTCAAAGCTATATGACGTTCGTATTCCACAGAAAGCAAAAGAAGCTCTGCCAAGTGAAACGCCTGCGGATACTCCACCTTCTCCTGCAGAAGGAACACTGCCAAAGGTGCCAAGTCCTAGCAGCCCATCTACTCCTGGTCTTTTTAAGGAGTTTGACGTTCCTAACGGCGCGTTTCAACTACGCACCGTAGACTACGAACCAGATGGTCGTATAGATGAAGAATCTACAGACTTTACAGATGACCCATCTCGCCTGGCAGTTAAATACACATTACCTGAACTTACAACTGCGCTAACACAGGCGTTAATTGGAGATAAGAGTGACTCTGTTATCGAGCAGATAGTTGACTCAAGTATTGGAGACGATGACGAGTCGCTAGACATAGAAGAAGTAAATGACGCAGTGCAAGCTCCTGCTGTGGTAGCAGGTAGAGCTGCGGGCACAGGGGCAGGGCAGTTAGAGTTTAACCGCGGTCCCGAGTTTGTCCCTGCTGAAGCTCTGTATAACGCAGTCTTCCTTGCCGGCGGAGATCCTAACAGAGTTATTGCTAACGCGTATGATGCTGTAAATGGAAATCGCAATAACCTTGACAAACTTCATAACGCGGCTGGAGGAGTCCCAGACGCAGAGGAAGCAAAGCTTATTGATGACATCTTTGAAGAAATCAAGCAGATAAAAGAAGTATCAACTCCAGAAGAAGAAGAACAAAAGGCAGCCAATCCAATAGAAGGTGCTGATGAGGAAAAGCCTCTACCTGGAGAACTTCTTTACAATATTCCAATTGATTTTGACAACCCAGACTACTACAATATTGATACCAATCCGTATCCTGCTATGCTTGAACAGCCAGATGAAAATGGATATAGCGACAACCCGGAGTTCATTGCTCGTAATTTTGCAGAGGCAGATCTTTTAGAACAGTTTGAAAATTCGATTGTAGACGGAAGTGGCACTGTACTTTTAATTTACAATGACGAGGTCCCTCTTAATGAAGGCGCGTATGAAGTTCCTGCCGAAGCTATACGTGATGCACTTCAACTTAAAGGAATAAACACAAACGACGTGCTTGAAAGAATAAGAAGTAGTTCAGTAGATTTTGAGAAAGAAGAAGAACCAAAGCAAGAAGAACCAAAGCAAGAAGAACCCGAGCAAGAAACAGAGAAACCATCGCAGCCTGTGGCTCAAGACGCGTCGATGGATGATGTACTTGGCGTGATCAAAGAACGTCACGGTGATGATCTTAGTAATTTTACTCCAGTAGCATACTTACCCTCAAACGGATCAATAGTCTATAGAACTGCAGACGATGAGTTGTATCTTGCAGACAGAGAGGGACGAATTTCACTCATAGAGAATGTTGACGAAGAGTGGATACTTAGTCCAGAAGGAGCAGGATCAGCTGGCTGGCGCAAATTTACTGATGAAGAAAAAAATGCGTTTAATGGGTCAAGCCCGCAAGCAGCACCAGCAGAACCAACAGCACCAGAAGCGCCAGCGGCGCCAGCTTACCCTTATCCAGGGCCAGCTGAACCAGGATACTCTCGTAATAACACGACCGTGGTGCGTGGAGGCGCGGTAGTAGGACAAGGCGCTCGTGTTGTTGCAATAAAAGACAATAAAACTGGTACAGTCGTGTCAGTTCAAAATAATCCAGAGTACATAAAAATTAAGTTTGACGATGGAACAACCGCAGTTCGTGCAGCCGGCAAGGTAAAAGCACTTTCAAATGCTGATGGTGCAGCGCCTGTAGTTGTAGAAAAGAAAAACGCCGAGTTTGACTCAGATGTAATGAGAAGAAGATTAGATGCGCCTGCACAAAAAGCTCCTCGCATAGCAAGGTCAGGAGAAACTAGAAGCGTAAATGATGAAAGTGTTGTGCCTGATTTCGTGAAGGAATTGGCTAATAGCGTTGCTGTTCAGTCTGATTTTTCAGACTGGGGATCAAGAGATGCAGAAATTGCTAAAGCTGCAAATCAGCGTGCAACGTTAGAAAGTCTTTTTGACATGATTGACAAGCACACCCTTATGGATAGAGGGCAAGATAGAAATGATCTTGAAGAAAAAATAAAAAGAGTCGTATCAGATATTTTTGGGGATCGTCCTGGAATAACATTTGGCGGAGAATTTTTTAGCTTAGAAACAAAAAGAGTTGATTTTGCTGTAGCATCTTTAGATAGAAATGGATACGCAACTAAAGAAGATATAGAAAACAAGACAGGTAACTATAATATCTCTGCTTCATTTAATGTAAGAAATGCTTCAGGAAATAACGTTGGAGTTGTAACGCGAAGTATACACAGAAAAAGTAAAAAAGATGCAGATGGAAACATCAAGACAGAGATATATGTTAAGAATGATCTAATCGATCTAAAGTCTGAAGCAAAAGAGACAGGATTTTCTACTGGCTTTAACAGGTACGTTGACAACTGGTATATCGCGAATGGAATCAAAGAAGTCCGTGTTTATGCTGCCGGTGGCGGACACTACCAAGGTGGCTTTGTCTGGGCTCTTGCTGGTTTTGAGTGGGATAAAAACTTCAACGAGCCAGACCTGCCGCTACGCCAGCTTAAGAGAGCTGTAAAGAATAAACAGGAAGAAGAACAAGTAGCTGCGATAGAGAAAAAATTAAAAGACGCAAAACTTCCTAATGGATCGTATGATCTTTCTAAGGCTCCATCTCCGATGGAGTACGCGCTTGTAGGGTACACTGAAGGAGCAACTAATTGGCTTGGAAAAAGAGTCATGACCCAAACAAGTTGGAATGGTATTAAACATCTCAACCCTACAGCAAGAGGACAAGTTCAACTAGTAAACTATAACCAGATTAAAAATGCTGCTCGTCGCATCAAAGACAAGCAGAATATTCCTAATGTCTCTTCTGAGTTCTTAAGTGTAGTAACTTCAGACAAGTTTAAGGACGACAAAGATATACTTCCATATGTTGATGAAGTTCGTGACGTCTTGAAAAATAACCGCTCGCTTGCCTACCTTGCGCCTGATGCTAAGGCCGCTCTCGGCCGTTATTTAAGCAGCCAACTTCTTACTCCTGAAAAAGACAGGCAGGTTCCTTTGAAGGATTTGTTCTCTTTAAGAAAGTTTCTCAATGCAGAATATCGCGCGGACTACCAATACTCTAATCCTTTTGAGGTAGGAAACATATTAGCTGAGGCTGAGTTTGATGACTTTATAAAAGCTAGCCAAGGTTCTGGAGATCTTTTTGATTCTGGATTTGAAGTTCGTCTTCTTGGCTACCAAGAGTCTGGAGTAAATAACACATTTAGAGTAACTCACACTCCAAGTGGCCAGGTGTTTTATGTAAAGAACGATAACTATGTTACACAATTTACTGACTATGTTCCAGGTGTAAGTGAACTTGAAGCTGCAACTATACTTAACGCTGCTGGGCTAAACGGAGTACATCAAGTACGTGCCGGGCAAAATGAGCGTAACTTAATTATTATGAGTGAGGCTGGATCAACAATTCCGATGGTAGATAAGGCAGTCACAGGATACAGCCTACAAAACTCTGGAGCTGTTGACACAAGTGGAAGAAAGAGAGCAGTAGACTTTTCAAACATGTTAGACATTATGGCTGCTCCTGAAGACATTATCCGTATGTCACTGTTAGATATTCTTACCTCTAACGAAGACCGTCATAACGCGAACTGGCTAGCAGGTTACAACAACACTACTGGAAAACTTCGAATATTCCCGATTGATAACACAGTAGGTACTATAGAAGTAAATGACTCTAATAGCATGGAAGAATTTATCAACATGGGATCGTTTGCAGATACTGATGTGTATAAAGAAGTTATGCCTGAGTTAATATCCCGCATGGGAGGAACAACTGTATTAGAAGTATACAAGAACGAAGTCAAAAATATAGTAGATAACTTAAACAATCCATTATATGAACCAAAAGGATTTGAGATGGATAAGATTATCGAAAAATGGGGAACATACGACGCGTTTAAAGACGCTGTAGCTAGAAGACTAGAACGTCTTGTTACAGAAGGAACAAATGAAAACGGAGCGCTTAAATATGCGCTACGACTAGGATACTGGAGCTGACATAATGATAAAAATGATACGCGCATATAGCGTGGAAACTAACCAGCATGTATTTTCTGTTATTGCTGATGATAAAAAATTTTACTACGTGTTTGAAGACAAAGAAAATGCCGTGTTTGACGGCGATAAGCGCGTAAAGATGCTTATGTCTAAGCTAGAAAAAGGTAAGAAGCTATCAGCTGACTATCTTCTTGACATTTCACGCTACAATTTAAGTCAGTTTGCTTTTTCACCTATATTTGAAGAAAATGATGTTAAATCAGCTACAGCATCTGAAAAAGCAGCAATACGTCGTTCACGTTTGGCATTGAAAGAGCAAGCAGTAGGAATAGATCCACGTTCTTATGATGAAATTGATCAAGTATTTGCAGATTATCCTGAGTTGTATGATCAACTATCAAGTACTGACCCAGATAAAGAGATAACATCTCCTGGAATGACAGAGCTTATCTATGCAGCGTTAGGTCCTATGGACCTTAATGGTCCTTATGGATACATATTTAAGTATCTTGAACAAGGAATAGCAGAGGAAGAACAACCGATTGTTGCAGCAGCTGAAAACAAAGAATGTCCCCCTGCAACTCAAGATCTTATCTTAAACTTAAAAAATCGTCAAAATGCAATTGACAACGTTGGATATGGTCCGCTTAATCCGCAGGAACCAAATGAAGAGTTCTGGCAGGAAAAGGCTACCCGTTGGAGCGTCTCAATCGAGGACGCCAAGAAGAGCCGTTGCGGCAACTGCGCGGCGTTTATCGTGACCTCTAAGATGAAGGACTGTATTGCTCAGGGGCTTGCTCAAGGTGACCCAAACACTGAAGATTCCTATGACGTGGTGGTTAAAGGTGAGTTAGGATATTGCGAGGCCCTTGACTTCAAGTGTGCCGCCTCGCGCACATGCGATGCGTGGATCGTGGGCGGACCAGTCACTGACGAGACAGGAAAAGAGCAGGCATGAACGTCGTAGGAAAAAACGGATCTTACGTTCTTTTTTGTCATGAAGACCAAGGCGTTGTAATTGACACTGATGAAAATTTAGTTGTGCAGCATGATAAGCTTTCTGCAATAGTATCTTCTGCCCGCTGGGATGCATCTAATATTGAAGTTACACTGGCTGCTGAGGAACTTGCGGCTGCAGCATTATCATCTTTAGATATAACTGTTGTCGGTGCAGGAAAAAGACTGTACACGATACCAAAAGGAGCACAGGAAGAGGCTAAAAGAGCTCTTGAATGGCGCAAGGAATACAAGCGCGGAGGAACTCCTGTTGGTCTCAATACTGCTCGCACATTAGCGCGAGGAGGACAAATTGGAATCGAAAAAGTCCGTCATATTGCAAAGTATTTCCCTCGTCATGAGGTTGATAAGAAGGCGAAAGGCTACTCGCCAGGAGAGGACGGTTTTCCGTCAAATGGGCGTATTGCGTGGGCTCTCTGGGGTGGCGACACCGCGTGGAGATGGGCACGGGCAATCGTCGAAAGAGAAAACAAGAAAGCCCTAAAGGCAGATGGTTTTGCCGACTCATCATATTTTGAAGATGAACTAGACTACGCAACAGAGCCACAGTACGGCGCAGAGTTAGGTGCTTTTGAGCATAATTTAGAAGCAGTTGAATTTATTGCCCGTATGCGCATGGACGGATCTGGAATTGATCGTCTTTACAAGGTAGACTCAGACTACAACGTTGAAGTTTGGGACGGTGGATACTGGCACACAATTGAAGGCGCAGAGCAGGACCTTGTAAGCTGCGACCTTGCGCTTGACGATTCGTCTGACGCTGTTGAAAAAGTTCACGTTGAAATTGATGACGAGTCAGCGTTCTTCTTAAGCGCGTGCTTCCAGGAAGATCCTTTCTCATACGTATCGATTTTTGACATTGACTATGAAGAAGCAGAGCTTATGCTTGCTGCGGCCGATGAACTTGATCTTGATTTCCTTGATCAAGTTGTAACTGCAGCTGGCCAACCAGTTGCTCAAGGAGAAGGCCAAGGAGATGGAAACTATACTCCAGAAGAGCGTTCCGAAAAAGCTTCTAAGCAAGTTCGTGATAAGACAGGCAAGTTTGCAAAGCAAGGTTCACGAGTTGTAGTTGGAGGAGACACAGAAAAAGGTCGCGGAAACATTATCGCGATTGATCCTGCAAAGCAGTCCGTGCGTGTTAAGCTAGACTCAGGCAACGTTGTTGATGTTCCAGCAAACGTAACAGAGCCAGAAGGAGCTGCTAAGTCTACAAAATCTGCTCCAATGGATATTACTCCACTTGATACATCTGGAATTTTAGGAGAACCGCGTGTTCCGATTGATCGCCCTGGTGCAAAGATTCCTGGAACACTTCCTGCGATGACACCGGAGGATATGGGTAAGATTCTTTCAGATTTCCCAGGCTGGGTAAAGTCACAACGCGAAGCATTTGAATCAAATCCTCAGGCTGACTCTGCAAAGAAAGAGCCTACTACGCCAAAGGTGATCACCGGTAAAGATCAAATTCCGGAGTATGAAAAATCACCATATCTTGACGAGTTGGAAAAATTAACTGGTGCAAAGTTACGACTTGACCCATACAAGCATCCGATGTTAAAGAACTTTATCAACAAGAAGGTTAAAGGATCTGACGGAGAGTACTACTATCCAAACAAGATCTACTATCAACCAATTGTGAAAGGAGGCAATAACTAATGGCTGACAAAGCTGGCGAATCAAAGGAACTAACGCCTGAAACATCAGACGTTCAACCAATATTTTTTGCCATTGTCTCCGAGACAGACCCAAGTGCAGTCTATGAGCTTGTGTCTCTTGTTCCAGCAAGCTCTACCTCGACGCAGGCGATGACATATGTGCGTCGTGATAAGAAATGGGTTCGTGAAGAGCAAATTCTTGCTGACCTAAATTCACCAACGCCTCCCCCAGTTGTCCCATTAGATGCGGAAGCACTAAAGAACGTAATTGAGCAAGTTGACGGAGTTACTCCCGTAACGGCGTCAGGTTCAGACATCGAATTTATTACCGTTCTTTGGGGCGCAGGAAATAACGTAATGTTCCTAACTGCAGCTGGCGGTTTAGACCGTAATCGTGGAAACGCTGAAAGATTGCGTCGCTACTGGACACGCGGCAAAGGTGCGTTAAAGATTCGCTGGGGACAACCTGGAGATTGGTCACGTTGCGTTCGTCACCTTGCCAAATATCTTGGACCTCGTGCTAAAGGCTATTGCCAACTTCGTCACAAGGAAGCGCTTGGCTTCTACACGTCTACGCATGCTAAAAGAGATCGTGGACGCAACAACTCAAACGAAGAGTTTATCATGGAGCAGCCATTTGACGTTATCACGATGAAACCATTCACCGAGGTAACTGAAGACGACATGAAGATGCCGTTAGATGCTATTCATATTACCCACGATGATCTTTATGACAACGAGTGGGAACCTGACGATGACATCGTTACTCTACTTGAAGAGCTACGCGACGCAGACGAAGACACCTACGCGCTTATCGCTGCTGGTGGACTAGATCGCAACCGTGGAAATGCAGAAAGACTACGTCGCTATTGGACTATTGGCAAAGGCGGAGTTATCAAGATCCGCTGGAACACTCCAGGAGACTGGACGCGTTGCTACCGTCACCTAAAGAAGTACATGGGACCTCGTGCAAAGGGATACTGCTCACTTCGTCACAAGGAAATGACAGGCATGTGGCCAGGAGACCGTCGTAACCCAGGAATGAAGCGTGGTCTAAGTAATTTTGCACTCGATGAGATTCTAACTACAGAGCAGGTTATTGAAAAGTCAGTCCTTGCTGCTAAAGCAGAGAGCGCTCGTCGCAGAGTTTTAACTGCTGGAGCTGAAATGGAAGCCACAGAAGGCGCAAAGTTCACAATTCCACTTGTTATACCTGAGGAAATTGAAACTGGCGATGGTCGTACCTTTAAGAAAGGCTCCATTGATATTCGCGAGTTGCCGTTGCCGTTGATGTGGCAGATTGAAACTGGCGAAGGACATAACGGTTCCGTTGTAGTTGGTCGAATTGATCATATGGAACGCGTAGATGGCGGCATTGGAAATGCTCATGGTGTATTTGACACCGGTGAGTATGGCCAGGAAGCAGAGCGCCTAGTGCGCAATGGATTTATCCGTGGTGTATCTGCGGATTTAGACCAGTTCGAGGCAAGTCAAGAACTTCCAGAGCTAGCAGAACAAGACAGTGGTAAGATTGGCGCTGACAAACTCGTGATTAGTCATGCACGGGTTATGGCAGTGACACTCGTGCCTAAACCGGCATTCCAAGAGTGCCAAATCTACCTCGTCAATGACGAGAAACAGGAGGAAACAGTGATCCCGGACGGCATTTATGTCGACGAGATGGATCCTGTAGAGGCATCCGCACTAGTTGCGTGTGGCTTAGTCGCAGGATCAATTCCCGTCGTACCGCCAAGTTCGTGGTTTGACAATCCTAAGCTCGACAAGCCAACTCCATTGACCGTAGACGACGATGGTCGTGTATTTGGTCATATCGCAGCATGGCATGTAGATCATATTGGAATGTCATTTGGAACAAAGCCACCACGCTCAAAGAGCAACTATGCTTACTTCCATACAGGCGTTGTTCGTACCGACGACGGTAAGGACATTCCGGTTGGACAACTAACACTAGCTGGCGGACATGCCTCTCTTGAGGCGTCTGCCTCTGATGCGGTGCGCCACTACGATGATACAGCGTCTGCTTTTGCAGATGTTCACGCTGGTGAAGATGCATTTGGCATCTGGGTATCAGGAGCACTGCGTCCAGGGACTAGCCCAGAGCAAATTCGTGCAATTCGTGCCTCGGCTCCTTCTGGAGACTGGCGTCCAATTAACGGTCGCCTTGAGCTTGTTGCAGTTTGCCAGGTAAATGTCCCAGGATTCCCGATTGCCCGCGCTCGCGTGGCCTCTGGAGCGGTTATGGCATTGGTTGCAGCAGGCGCTGGTGTTCTTGCGCGCATGAAGGCAGATCCAATCGCAGATTTGACCTCTCGCATACAAAAACTGGAGCAGTTGGAAAATGCAGAACTTTCAACAAAGGCCCAGGCGGCAAAGGACAAGTTTGCCGCGCTACGTGAGGCACAACAGGCTGAGCTTTCAGCCCGTGCTGATGCTCTCTATGCCCGTGTATTCGGTGCACAAAAGTTTGACGACGAGTTTGGCTACATCTCAAGAGAGAAGCGCCAGGCACTCGCAAAGAAGGGCTATGCCCTTCCAGATGGCTCGTATCCAATTACCTCGGTTGATTCCCTAAAGGACTCGATTCAGGCGTATGGACGCTCAAAGCCAGGAAAGCGTGCAGCTGTTCGTCGCCACATCATGAAACGCGCTCGCTCGCTAGATCGCTATGACCTCGTTCCTGAAGAATGGAAGAAGTCATCAGCAGCATTGCTTGATGAGGACATCGCGTTCCTTCGCGATAAGGCAGCTGATCTTTCGATCCAGGTAGATGCATTTGCCGACATCTCAGCAGAGGCTCGTAAGAAGCTTGCTGAAAAAGGACAGGCACTACCAGATGGTTCATATCCAATTCGCAATGAGGACGACCTCAAGAATGCGATTAAGGCGTATGGACGTTCAAATCCAGAGGACCGTGCAAAGGTACGAACACATATTCGCAAACGCGCACGTGCTCTTGGTAAGGAAGAATTGATTCCAGAAAACTGGAAGGCCGCATCCAATGAGGGTGAGGATACCAGCCTGGGAAAAGCATCAGCGGCTGAGTTCGGAGAAGTAACAGATGTTCAGGCAGGTAAGTACGTGCCTGGCAAGACTCAGCCGCGTGATGCAAAAGGTAAGTTTCGTCAGGTCCTTGCTCGTATAAAGCAGGACCTTGGTGATGCTGGACTTAACAGAACTATTGAAAAAATCGAGGAGGCCGAAAACCTCGATGATGCTGGAAACTATATGGAGGCAGCCCGCGCAGCGGGAGATGTTATCTCGATAGTTGACAGAATTGACACACGCGCTCTAAATCCAGACGCGTTAGAAAATATTCGCTCCTCGGCGCGAGCCCTGGGAGAGGCAATTGCCAATCTTCCTTTGCCGTTTGGAAGCGATACGGAGAAGGTTCGCTATAGCGATCTTCCTCCAGCCCTAAAAGGTCTTATTGAAGATATGATCTCAAGGGTTGAAAACAAGATAGGCAAGGACGAGGCTGATGAGGCGACTACAGGACTCAAGTCGTTTATGTCAGGTGGAGACTACTTCTCTCAGTCAGAGGTTTCCTCAGAAATGAGTAAACTTCTCCGACTCCTAACTTAAAATATAATGTATTATTCAATCCAG